AAGTAAGGCTTTTTTTTATAATAGCGATGCGTATTATTAGTATTGTAATATTGCGTAATCGTATGCTACACCAATATTTACTGTTAAAGCTTGATCAGCAGAGGCCCAGTCTAAATCACCAAATGTGACGTTAGTTGCAAATGCACCTTTAAGAGTCCATTCTTCTACTTTATCACCAACAGGTCCTAAAACGTTAATAGTTATATCTTTTTTATAAAAATCCGAATAACCATCTCTACCTGTTACCGATTCATGTCCTAATCTTACCCATTCCATAGCTGCTTGTGCTGCAGAAGGCACGATCGGGTCATATAATTCTATTGAAATATCTTGCCAGGATGCTTTTCCTTTCACCTTGTGCGACACGTTAATGTGTGGCATTTCAACCGTTCCCATTGCTATTGATGGTCTACTAGCTTTTCTTATCAAATATGCTGGTACACCTTCTAAATACAATATAAATCTATTTGCCTGTTTCGGTTCGAAAGGCGTAAAAAACATTTCATTTGGGTCTATTATTTGAGCCATTTATTATCTCCTTATTCAATTATAAATATCTACGTCCTTCCATTTTTATTCAGGAAACTCCGCACCAGTAGGCATAATGTTGAAGTCAAGTACAATAAATTCTGCCGTTCTTGTCGGTTGTAAGAATATTTGTCCTCTTAATTCATTTCTGTCTATTACGTCTGGTGTATTATTTGTTTCATCCATTACTACTTTAAAGGCAAATAATCCTGAGTTAGCTTGAACGCCTTCTAAGTATGGGTTAACAATACTTAAGAATCTGTTTCTTGTTGCTGCCGTATTTTGTTCGAATACTAAGAACTTTGTAGAACTTGCTATAAATTTCTTAACAGTAATTAGTAATCTTCTAACATTAATTCTATCTAATGCTGATGCTCTTTTTTGTAGAGTTTTTTGACCCCACACAGTAACATTTTGACCTGGGAATGCTGCTATAGGATTAACTCTCTTTTCATATAAATCATCTCTTTCTGAATGAGTTAATCTTGTTGCTGGTTCCAATACGGTTGTTAAACCACCCCTATTTAATCCTGCAGGTGCAAACCATGGATGTGATTGATCTGTAGTTGCAATAACACCTGCTAACACTACTGATGGTGGTACCCACACATGCTTATTATTAGTTGAATCAACTAATTTTACCCAAGGATAATATGTAGCTGCATATGATGTATCAAAATTTGCTGCATCAGTTGTTGCATCAGTAATTTGAGTACTGATTGTTGGTGATTCTGCAAATTTAGCAACATCTAATAGGTAGAATGCATCTGCTCTTGCTTCAATTTTTCTTAACGCATAGTTTTGTATAGTACTTGCGTGTGTATATAATAATCCAGGAGTTACTAATAAATTAATATCCCATTCATCTGGATTAGATATAGCATCTATTGCTCTCTTATATGCTACAGTTCCATAAGATGTAGCTGAACTTACATCAAATCCCATTACATTTGTGCTTGCCATATTCGCACCGGTTAGTTTATATTTTGAAGGATGTATTCCATCAAAACCACCTTGGAATGGTACAATAAATTTTCTTTGTGAAACCGATCCCGTTGTCGGTGTTAATAATGATCCAGAATCAATAGCTACTGTAGAGCCTCCATCTTTTGCATTTTTATGACCATACATATTACTTAAATTAAAATCTGCTTGGCCTGTTGTTTGGCTATTAGAACTAGGAGTCGGCATTAAGTAATTTAAGTTATCAAATGCTGCAGGTCTTCCATCATCATCTTCTGCATCATGTTTAAAGTTATAATTAAACCCATAAAATACATTTTCTAACCACTCATCTAGTTTACCTTGTCTTGTAACATATGAAGCTGATGGTGATGTTCCTACTGTAGATGGTATAGGGTCTGTAAGTTTTCTAAATCCAAATGGTACTTGAGATTTGTCTAAGTTACCATCCTTAACTACATTAGTTGCTTCTATTCTAATATATTTTGATTTATTTGGGTAATCATTATATCCAATTAATTTACCTTCACTATCTATTTTATAATATCTATCACCAATTCTTCTAACTACGTAATTTGAATCATCTGGATCCAAAGAACACCCTGACCATTCTTCTACGATATCATCAGTTGTGTATGTGTAAGGTCCTCTCTTAACAGGATTAACTAAATCTTGATTTACTTTTCTTAATTGAACTGTAAATGTTCCATATCCTGCAGCTGTATTATCAGTGATTATATTTGATATACCTATTTTAAATCTGTAATTTTCATTTGTTCCATGTGATAATGAGTGGAATTTAAATAAATTTATCATCGTTCCATTAGTTGCATCTTTTTGGGATGTAATCCATGGTGTTGATGCTTCTTGATATGATGGGAACGAAATTGTATTTCCAACCGATGCAGATACTGCACCAACTAATCCAGAACCCATTCCTGTTGGTCCGGCTGTGTTTGAACCTGATGATAATTGTTGGTGAACTCTAAAGTTCGTCCATAAAAATCCACGTTTAGATGTATTTGGAGTTGTTCCAAATATGTTTTCTATATAGTTTTCTTTAGTAATATCAAATGATGCAGAATATGCTGTTGCAGAAGCGTCTTTAGCATCAACTACAGAACCTGCGGATGTTGTTCCTGAACCTGCTGGCGCTATTACGAAGTTAGACGCTGATGGGTATGCTTGTGCTCCGGCACCTTGTCCACCAAGTGCTGCTGTAGTTGCAAAATCAATTGCATCTGATTCTTTTTCAAATGCAGATGGTAACATCATTGCTACGGTCTTACCACCATAAGGATCCGGACTTTCAACACCAGAACCAGAATACGATAAACCAAGAACTGAAATATTAGTTACTTCACTTCTACCCAATGTTCTAATAATTGTTACTCTACCTGCTCCACCTGTTTCCAAGTATTCCTTTGCAGTATATGGTACGTATGTATCTGTTGATAATCCTCCGAATATTTCTTCGAATTCTTCAAAGTTATTTACTACAGTAGGCCAGAATGCAGGACCCATTTTTGTTGGACCAATGATGCATCCACCTATTTCACCAACTCCTTGTGGTAAAAACGAAAGGTCCTTTTCACGTGTAAATACACCAGGACTAACTATTCTTTCCGCCATTTATATTCTCCTATATATTATATCTAAGTAATTGTAATTTACCGGGTAAATCAATCATATATAAATATCATTACAAACACCAAAACATTATTTATTTTGTGTTTACTGATGAAAATGTGCCCGTATCAATGTTTAATTGACCAACACCATATTTATCTTGCAATTCTTTTACTAATACTCTTTCTTCTTCTTGTGTTGCAACATAAGCTTTTTCTTCATCCTGAATTGCATTATTTAATCTATCAACGGCTTGATTCATTAAAATTCTTTCAACGTTTAATTGACCAATTCTAATTGTTTGTGTTTTATATTTATCTCTTAAATCCTTAATTTTTGTCAAATCAGCTTCTTCTATTTTAGTTTCTTTAGTTTGCTGATTTAACTTATCTACTAATTTTGACTCTGTCATAACTTATCTCCTAATTTATTTAATATATATATAAATATGTATATACTTTTGTAAACATTAAAAATTCACAGGAATATCGTCAATATTATCTATTTCTGTTAAATCCATAATTATTTTTGATTTAGAATAAGACTTTAAACTAGATTGTGATAATTCTTTATTTAAAGCATCTGGAATAATATATCCTGTTAAACTTATTGCAAATGATGCTCGAACCATTCTATCCGTACCCTGTGGTGTATCTGTGGTTATTGCATAATCACTTATATTAGATTTAAATTTATATTTCTCAGGATCGCCCCAATATGAATCAGCTGCGTAGTTAATAGATTCTATTAATTTATTCATGTGTTCAACATAATCTGTCCATATAATACAATCATAATTAATTGAAACAAAATCAGGAACAATTATATTATATGATTCTTCGCTCGGCGTTCTGCCCTGTAAAACAGAAAATTTGTCATATTTATTTTTTTGATTATATTTTTTTCTAAATATGTCGTAAAATAATTGAGGATTATTAGCGTCTATTTTATTAGCATATTCCCTATTTTTCGATACAGCTGTTCTTCTATACATTATCAAGGGTAATATTATTTTCCCCTTAACATCCCTATAATAGCCACCTTTTTGCACAGATTTCCATCGTTCAGGACTACCATATAAAACAGGTACTGATATTAATTCATCATTTTCTTTGACTGAGGGTTTAATCACATTATCAAAATAATACTGAATTGCTTCATCAATATCGTATAGACCTAAGTAAAAATTGCTAACATTATCATCACGTTTTATTTGTTCAGCGCGGTTAGTTTTTTTAACTTGGCCTGTTGCAATTTCATATTGCGTTTTCGGTATAGGTTTTCTTCTTTGTGCCATATTATGAATTTTCTAATATTCCCGTTCTAACTCTTTCAAGTTGTGCTATGTTTCTTCTAGTCATGTGTGTTTGACAGATAATAGAATGACTTGATCCAAAGTTAGAACCTAAATTTGATGTTCTTTCATTTTTCCCCGCTACATATTGGTTTTCAACAATTGAATCAATTTCCCAATATGTATTATCCCAATGAATTATATCACCGATTTCTAAAACTAAATCACTATCATGTTCTAATATATCCTTTAAAAATGAAAATTGAGCTGTTTGATTAATATCTACTCCAAATTCATCTGAGTCTGTCATTTGATCATCATGGTTAATTAAGGCTGCAACTCTTACTGCTTTTTTATAATATTTATTTAAAGCTTCACCGTATAAATTTGTTTTTGTTTCATATATTGCAGCCTTAAATATATCAACAGTAGTATCAATAATATGATTTAATAATTCTCTGTTAATAGTATTAAATAATTTAATATCCCTCTGTCCTCCAAATAGTGCCATAATTATCCTATATATATTGGTAATGGTATTTTACCCATTTTATTTTGCATTGCATCTGCTTCTTCAGCATCACTTGATATCATCATTCTACGTGATGTTGCTTCGAGATTTTCTCTTAATTCTGAAATTAATCTATCCTTTTCACCGGCTCCTTCTGAACGTAAAGTATCGCCATCCAAATTTATTTCTGCGCCAGGAATTGGTACTGTGGAATATTTGCCCCTAATAGATCCTAATAATTCTTTAGCAAGAGCAAGTGTATATTTTTTAATCCATTGTTTACCCGGATCGTTTATTTTCGCATATTCCATATTATTATATGTGATATTCGAAAAATCAGTAATAACACCATAGGAACCTAATGCAGAATCTCTTCTTGCTTTTGTTGTTATATATCTTAGATGAACCTTAAACGCTGAATCAGGAACTGGAAATAATTTAATCTTATTATTGATAATTTCAAAACTATATGCAGATTTTCGAATCATATCATTTAATTCAACAGCCTGTATTCTTAATGCATCATGAAACATTGGCATCATTAAAAAATTAACTGCAGGACTATAATCGCCCCAACCAAATGTATCCAATAACTTATTACTACCTGCGCCTGTTCCGATATATGGATCAAAATATCTTGTAATTGCTGGTTTAGCTTCGTGATATACTTGTTTGATTTCTATTCTATCTTCATTAGAACCTGAAGTGACACCTAACACATGTGATAAATTATAATCTTGAATATCTTTCGTTGTTGTAAAAGAACTAGAAATCCATTCTACTCTCCCACCAACACCAACTTCTGTTCCATAGGCCTGGGCAATATGAATTAATCTATCGAAAGTAGGGGTAACTTCTCTATGAGTCATATCAGAACCTGTTGAGGTTCCTTTTAATGCTAATAAATTTTCTCTTATATTAAATTGATTAACCTGAGTACTATATTCTGTTACTGCTTCTTCGAAACAAGCATAAAATTGTTTATCTTGCAATTCTATATCAATAACAGGATATCCTATTCTTCTTGCACACCAAACAGTAACCTTGTCAGCATCATCGATAAACGATTGATCGTTATCATAATATCCGAATGGTGTATCACCCGCAAAAAAGGATGATGATCCGGGCCATGTTGCTACTGTTTTACTATGTGACATAATTAATCTCCTTTTATATAAATATCATCTTAATTGATTATTATTAATATTTGTGACCTGATAAATCAAGTTATGAAGTCATATCAAATTCCATCATTATCATTGCATTACATGCGGAAGTAGATGAATGTCCGGGGTCAACATATATAGCCATTTTTTGACCTCTAACTAATGAAGAACTAAAATAGGCTATCTGCACTGTATCTGCAGCTACGGCATCTAATTCTACAGTTTCTGTTGGTGTTGTACTAGGATCTGCACCATCTCCAGCAAAATGTGATCTTACTGTTGTAGTTCCTGTAGTTTGTGATTCATAACAAAGGTGGATT